ATCGCAGTCATTTCTTTCTTGCGGATCTTTGGATCAGCTTCGTACTTTTCGTAAAGATTTTTAAACTTATTCTGGTCAGCATAAAATGCTTCGTACAAGTCTGGTACGTCATCAGGTGAGAATAGTGTAATGTTACCGCCAGTCAGCAGACGCTCATACATCAGTTTATTAAACTGGAATGCATAGTCCATATGACGAACACGGTTTTCTTCGGTACCTTTGTTATTCTTGAGTACTACGAGTTCTTCGAATTCGAGGTGCCAGATTGGGAGGTATACTGTTGCAGCTCCTCCTCGGACCCCACCTTGTGAACAACTTTTGACAGCTGATTGAAAGTACTTAAGGAATGGTATAAGTCCCGTATGTACAACACTTCCATCAGCAATGCGAGATCCAATAGCTCTAATTGAACCCGCTCCAATACCGATACCAGCTTTTTTCGAAATATACCTGACGATCGACGTGGTCGTTGAGTTGATGCTGTCGAGAGAATCGCCACTCTCAATAAGTACACACGATGAGAACTGGCGTGTAGGAGTTCTGACCCCCGCCATAATAGGCGTCGGTAACGAGATGTAGAACTGGGACACCGCGTCATAGAATTCTTTTACCCATTTTAGTCTAGACCCCTCTGGATACTCTGCAAACAACGTTGCACCAATCATCATGTATAGCATTTGAGGAGTTTCAAATGGAATCCTGGTAGTACGATCTTGTACTAGATACTTACCACGGAACTGCTCCATGCCAACATATGTAAACAGATCATCCCGCTCATGGCGGATATATCCATTTAGTTTTTCAAGTTCTTCACTGGTGTACTTGTCCAGGATCTCAGAGTCATATACTCCACGTTCAACGTTTTTCTCAATCAAGTGAGACAGCAACCATGGTTCAAACTGGCCATACACCTCTTTACGAAGCTTATAGTTAATCAAACGTGCAGCCACATACTGATAGTTAGGAGTCGCATCAGAGATAAGCTCTGCAGCAGACTTAATCAACAGCTCATGGATATCATATGCTTTGATACCATTGTACAACTGAAGATTCGCTTTCAGTTCGATTTCAGAGATAGAAACACCAGATATACCATCGGTGCCCCACTCAAGTACACGGTGTACTTTATCTAGATCAAAAGGCTCGGTACGCCCGTCACGCTTGGTGACTTTAATAATTTGGTTCATTTCTTACTCCGCTTCAATATTAATTATATTATACACTAAACCACTCTCAATGTAAACACTTTTTTTAGCGAAATTGAAATTATTCTTGTTGTGGTTCTTCTTCGGGTTTTACTGCTTCTTCGTAGTACAGTATAATTTCCTTCTGTTGTTCTATATATCTCCTAAGCTCTGCGAAGTTAAGAGCTAGGTTTTCATAGTCCTTTACAGAAATAGCAATGTATGCATCTGCACCGTTTTTAGCCTCAAATTCTTTTACGAATTCATCATAGTTCTCGGCGGACACCACATAAATTTTTACATCATTTAATTGTACCTGCTTTGGTGCAGGAATAATAGGTACGGTAGTCTTTACTGTATTAGTTACTGTTACTACCTTGGGTTCCGGAATCAGCAGGCTGCTGCATCCGGTCAGGGTTAGTAATGTCAGCAAGATCGTCCCATAATTGATCAGTCGCATTTTGCATCCTATTTTCGATAAGTCCAGGTTTCTTGTTAGCAAGATGTGTTAGGTTGTGTTTGTTTAGAGTGTTACGTAGTTCATCACCATACTGCTCTGCTCTACGTAGATCGGCACCAAGTTGTTGGTTCAGTTCACCAAGGCGTACTGTTTCTTCTTGGACCAGCTTGAGAGAAGCTTCGCTTGTTTGTACGGCAACTTCCATCCTAGCCACATTTGCCTGTGCAATATCCAGATCAGACTGGAGTTTCTTTACATAGAATACTCCACCTCCGGCACCAGCTAAAACAACAAACAGTAATGCAATCTTAATAGATGCAAACATTATCTACTGCCTTGTGATCTTTTAAACATCTTTTCTACATGGTACTTAGACCTGCGATCCATCTTCTTCGGCTTTCCGGTAGGATTCATATCGACTCCACCTCCTGCCACTGAGTTGGCCGCAACTTCTTCTTTTTTAATTTCTTCGGCGTATTCTTTAAAGCTTTTCATCTTACTAGATCCTTAGGTGATACATAGATTTTTGTTTTAGTCGGAACATGGTTTACTTCAAAAATAGGTGTTCCAAGCAGGTTATCAACTGCTTCACAGTTAACATCAACAATAACATGTGTACCCTTTTTTGCGATATATTCGCCGGTACTCGGTGATGCAATATCTTCTAATAGATGATAAGACCCAGGAGAGAGAACATTATCATCTATCATATTCCAATTTGACTCGTTCAAGTCATCACCGAAATCGACTTCCATATCGTCGAGAATCTTCTTGATCTGATCTTCTGACAATCCTGTTTCTTCTTTAATGAGAAACAGTGCTGCAGCAAAAGACGCAAGCTTTGTTCTACCAAATGGTAGTGCCTCAAGAATTCTCTTTAGGTTAAAAGACAATCGATGGAAGAGCGTATAGGCAGACTTCTCTTCTTGGGTTTTGAGCGTATTCGATTTACGTAATACTTTGCCCTTCTCGTCAATGATGCCCAGATCATATGCTTCTTGATCTGTCCAGTCAGTGGCAAGAGTACGCACAAGACGATACGTGTAATACGTGTCTGCTGCTCTTGATACGATTCCCATTAGAGTGCCCTCAGTTTTTCTACAATTGTTTGGTCAAGGGGTATATCCACATATTCACTTTCTGGAAGGTAATTTAAAAATACCAGAAAGGGTTTCAATACCGGCCAATGTTTTTCATCGACCTTATAAAAAATCATTTTATTTGCAGGTCCGATCCCAAACACATTGTATAGTACAATGAGATGGTTAATGATCAAACGTTCCTGCAAATCCCCTTGTTCATAACGGCTGAATAATCTTTTTAGATACTTAAACCTTTGCAGGTCTTCGTAGAACTCTTCGACATCGACACACTGATTATTGTTATAGTGCCTCGATGCGAAGAGGACGAAGTTATCATTATTCAATTCATCAAAAAGTTGCATAGTCCTATCTCACTGTAAATTATTAATCACAGGACTATTTATTCTACTTTTTAGATTTCTTTTTCTTAAAGAAGGTTTTAGGTTTTTCTTCAACAACTGCCTCTTCGACAGGAGCTTCTTCAATAACCACTTCTTCAACGACAGGAGCCGGGGCAGGTTTGGCTTTTACACCATTCCATGCATCGACCTCAGCCTGAGTTAGACGTGCACCTTTTTCTTTTTTACCATTAATGTAAAAACCATTAGTACGCGCTTCGGCATTTTTCAGCCAGCCTTTTTTCTCGATCATTTACGTAGTTCCTTGATTTTCTTAGGTTGCTTAGCAGTAGGACCAGCCTTATTTGCCTTTACTGCATCCATGTGACCCTTTTCTTCGGTGTCATCAATATCAACTGGTTGCTTCATGCCAACAGTAAGTGCAGCTTCTTCAACTTCTTTAGATTCCCATGGAGCTTTTTTCAAAGTGACTTTGTCCTTTGACTTGGCTTGGGCACCTTTAGATGCGAGAGCACGCTTGATATCTTTAGCTGAAAGAGTTCTGCCTTTTTTTGGTTTTGCGGCTTCTTCGATATCAGTTTCAGGCTTTTTCTTTTTCTTGTCGTCTTTAGCCTTAGTTACCTGACCATCATCTGGATCAATCTCAACTGATTCTTCATGGTAGCCTTTGTCATCGCAATGATCGCAGCCTTCACCCTTACACTTAGGGCATTCTACTTTTTCTTCTTTCATAGACTTTTTAATAGCCTTACGACGCTTGTGCAGATATTCATCAGAATCATCTACATCTCCGTCATTATCGATATCCGCATCAGCATCGCCAACCGGATCCATTTTTTTCTTTGCTTCATCTAATCGCATTTGCTTATAGATCTCAGCAATTTTCTGAGTATCGTTCATTTGTATTCTCCTGGGTTTATTGCACAAAAAACATTCCGGCGATGCCAGTTGCGGCAGCCACTATTACAATCCAGAAAAGACGATTGATTACACGAACTGTGACTGCCGTCTCATCTACTTTCTTTTCCACGTTATCTATTTTTTCTTCACTTTTGAGCATACGCTCCATAATAAAGTTCTTATCACTCTCCAAAGCAATAAGCTTCTCTTCGGCACGAGCCAAAGAAATCATTGTTTCAGCTAACTTATCAATCTTTGACTCAATACGGTCTAGACGAGAGTGGTCAGCCACGATATGGGTTTCGAGATCTCTATCCATCTTAGCTATCTACCTTGGCACCTGCACGCCACTGGTAACAGCTCCAGTAACGGGCTTTCCATTTTGGTCCAGGATCGTCACAGTTATGACGTGCTCGAAAAGAACGTCGGCGAGCGGGATCGTCTCTTTTGATTTCCATATTTGGGTCTCCGAAGTTGACTTTAACGACGTTGCCTTTATCGTTACGAACATAAACACTAAACTTAGAATTACCGTCACTGTTACGGAATGGATCATTTAACTTAACCTTTCTACCTTGGTACTCAGCAGCTTCTACAATGAGATCATCATAGATATTGCAATCTTCACAAACAGAATCAACTGCATCTTTTACATAGCTTGAAAATTTATCCACCGAACTCATGCCCCGCAACTCTTTTCATTTGCTTTTTAAATTCAGCAAAATCTGGTTTATCTTTATAAAGCTTAACTGAAATCTCATCACGGTCTTTACCTTTGATTCTCCAGTTATAACCTTTCTCTTTGTGTTCAGGTTTTGTGGTCTTTACGACGCGACGCTCAAATCCCTTTGCCCAAGTCTCGCTACCTTCCATTGGGGTATCTTTCTTGTACTTATTGACAAGCTTATCAGTGCCTTCATCACCAGCACCACCCGCTTCTGAGATGTATTGTTTAAAGCGGATCATTTACTTGCCCCTTACCTTAGCAGCAAGATCTTTATCTGCTTTACCCCATGTACCAGATGATTTAGTTACAAATGAGTTGACTCGAGCAAATCCCCACTGTGATGGAGTAGTACCAGGTCTGTGGCCGGTTTTCCAAGCAGCCACGCCTCTATTGTAAACCTGACGTAGAACACCAAGTGGCATACCTGTCTTATCAGCTTTCTTCTTGAGTGCAGTTGTTACATCTTCAGTAATGACTTCGTTGAATGAGCTAAATGATAACACGTCTTCTCCATACATTTGTTTGTATTTTTTGGTATGCTTTGATGGTTTTGTTTTGGCAGTTGCATCACCGGGTGCTGGTTTGTACGCATTAGGATCATCATCATCCATGTCAGCTTGTTTATTAAACTGGGCTTTACGTTTTGCTGTAGTTGACTTTGAAAGTCCTTTATGATATGCAGCGCTTTCAGACTTTGGTTTCTTTTCACGGTCATCGGCACGCTCATCATCAACGGCGGCTTTTGACATCATGCGAGTATGCTTTAACTCGTCACGTTCTTTTTCTTTTTCGATCTTATCTTTAGCTGCAGCAGAAAATGCGCCTTCTTCGATCTTCTCAACAGAGTCAATCCATTTACGAAGTTTCTTGCCATCAGACATTTCAACAAGAACATAGTTAGCGCCAAGCATAATAACTTGGCCAACTTCATCTGATTCTTTAATAGCAACTAGATCACCTTCAGCAAACAATCCACCCTGGACGTATGCTTCGCGCTCTTCTGATACTGGAGAAAACTCAATGTGTTCGCGGTAGTTGTATGACTCTTTGAGACCCATACCCTTACGGACATCATTAAACAAAGCTTGACCGTCTTTAAAACCACGAGGCAAGCCTTTTGAGAAAGTAGCTAGGTCGTTTGATGCAGCTGCTGCACGCATCTTAGATGCAGACATACCAGATACATCTTCAGCATCTGGGTCACGTTCACCTGCAGATACAATGTTAACACCGCCTTCAAAGTTATAAAAACCATGACGACCTTTGACGTTATTGTATTTGTTTGTAAGTGCTTCGAATTCAGGTACACGGTCAGAGCCAACAACCATGTTTACTTTATTATAGCCCTGATCATATATTTTTGTAAGAATGTCAAATACACTGCGAACAGACTTATCTAGCATGATAGCGCGAGCATGCTTTGGAAACATTTTGCGCATGTATTTGACTTTAGTTGTATAGTCTAATGGATTCTTCTTAGGATCATTAGACTGTGAGGCGAAAACCATATACTTAGATCCGCGTGCTACTTTAGCAACCGCGTCTAATAGTTTCTCATGCCCTGTAGTAGGAGGATTAAAACGACCAAATGTCACAGTGATCTCTTTTGTCGCTTCTGTGACGTATTCAGCAAAGCCTTTGAAATGCATAAAACTAGTCCTTCTTAGGTTTCATTTTATTGCGTTCAGCTTGGCGAACCTTGGGAAGTAGCTTCTTAGCCATACGTGCAATAACTGTTGCGCGGCGGTTAACCTGCTTCTCAATATTGGCACGTGCACCATAAGACAGTTCGTCTTTCGACCTATCTTTTAGGATTTTATCCATGACAGCTTTGCGGGCCTGGCGCTGAGCTCTCTTCTTGAGTTTCTCAGTACCGGCAATACGACGCTCGGCTCTACGACGACCCATGGCAATCTTTGCCTTGTTCCTACGCATGGATTGTTTCATCTTCATGCGAGTCTGGATATCAAGAACTTCTTCGAGTTCCTTATCCATCTCTGCATCTTCTTCGATGTATTCTTTAAGTCTTAGCATTAGTTCTCGCTCTTTCCATTAGGATCGGGATGGTGTATCCCAGCCTTTAATAATATCAGGGCTAAAGTTGTTGTATGAAAATTCCATACGATCTACCAACTTAACCGCGCCACCTTTGATATGATCAATAGCAACAAAGCCTTCGGCTCCAGTTACTTTAAATCCGTTTTGTGTCTTAACAAAGGTGTTAATCTTATTCAATCTGTTTAGTTTATTTATAACTTTTAATTTCGCAACAACCAGAGATTTCTGGAGATCAAATAATAATTTTAAGTTTTTCTTATTTGATTCGTCAAAGAATTTGAGGAATTCATCACGCTTTTGTGCTTGAGCAGTTTTGCCCTTTTCGCTTTTACGCTTATCAATTTCTTTTTGATATTTGTCTGAGATGTATTTTACTAATCCATCTACGTGTCTTTGTGTATTACCAATTGGCTTATTTGCACGAACATACGTATTGTTGTATGTTTCTATAGTACGGGCCAAGTCTTGATTGGATTCAATTTGCTTAAGGGTCGTACTAGAAATTTGCTTAAAAATACGTCCAGCTTCTGACAAAGCCTTGGTGACCTCTGCAGTCTCTTTCTTTGTAAGTGTAACTGTGCCAGATAGATCTCGCAGTTGAGCGTCCTGGGCCCAGACAGACTTGACTTTTCTATACTTGCTGACGTCGACTCCGTACTTTGCACGCATGCTTTCGAAATCTTTTCCTTCGTAAGCAGTGTGGAAAACAACTCCAATACGCGCCGATCGAATTCGCTTGGCCTCATCGCTAGAATCAGGGACAGCGTATACAATGGTATTAGGATGAAAAGTAATATAAGATTCTCCATCAATGGTCTCCTTTTTCAAATCGTCAGATGTAAACATCACGTCGCCTTGAACAACACCTTTGATGCCAAGCTTTGATAGCTCGGACAACGCGATTTTCATTTTGTTGTTTAGATCAGCATTCGGGATATCTTCATCGATATCCGCATTTGTTTTATACACCTTTGGATTCTTGTTAAAAATTCCTTTTTTAGCTACGAAGAACTTACCATCAGTTGGATCAATCCCGCAGAAGACAGCAGGTGCGCCATCCCATTTGACTGTTACATCTCTTGCGCCAGTCGAAGTTCCAGACAACATATCGCGCATAGCACGAAGTGCAAGGATAGCTTCACGTGCACCTTTTACTCCACCGTAGATCACTTGATCTTCGATGTGAGTCATGTGAGTGTTTTTCTCTTCAGATAGGTATTGGCTAAACTTAATCATATTTTCCTACTTTGCAGTGAAATCACACATCATACGAGTTGGGTATCCGTCTTTACCCTGGGTGTCTCTGATGTTGATTTTAAATTTGTATGACGCTGACTGGAATTCTACATCGACTCGTTTGCCACGACCGGTTTTACCACCGTAATATACGGTAACATTACCAACTGGCTTTGCAGCCTTTTTCATCGCAGCTTGGTTCATCTCTTTTGAAACAATTCCCTTTGTCATTTTGTGAATGATATGGTAATTATAACCTATTCCTGACTGCAATAACATCTCTATTTTGCGGCTGTCTGGTTTAGCTTTAGTGTCGATACTACCCTTGCCAGTATTAAATACTTCAGCAAATTTAATTGGGTCAATACCAAAGATTTTAAGGAGATTCAACCCATCTCTATCAGTAATAGTACCTGCTTTGATCTGAGCTGGAGAGAGGATTTTTCTTACACCTACGTTGAAGAACGTAGTAGTTGTGCCTAGTTTAAGGCTAAGGTAAATTTCACGGTTGTCAGTAACTAGTGTGATATCTGTGACCGACTTACCGATATCGAATCCAGATCCTTTTGGGTTATCTAGAATAATGTTCGAACCGAACTTGAGAGGGCGTTTAGTATTCTCGCCACCAACCACATTGACCTCTAGCTTACTTGAATCGTTTAGCTTATAAGTCTTATCAAGGTCTTGAATGGCGGCAAGCATTTTTTTGTCTTTGACTTCTTCGCCGTTCCACCATGCATTCATAGCGTCAGCAAATTGGCCTTCAAATAAGTTACCACGGTTGTTTGCACCACGGTTACCTGATGATCCATTACCGAACTTGAGCTTAAGCTTCTTGATACCGGAACCAGATACAATGTCAGAAATTTCTGTTTCAGACTGAAGTGCACGAGTAACGTTAATGTTATTCTGCTTCTTCATATCAATATTGATAGGAGCATCAACACTTGGATACTTTGCTTTCAAGAAAGTAAACAGTGCTTTAATCTCGTTCTGATTATCTGGAGAAAAATCTTTTAACTGACTTTCTATCTCTTCGACAGATTTTGGAAAGAAAGAATACATCTCTGATAAAAATTCCTTAAATGGTAACATTTGTCTTATAGCCCAAATTTAATTGTTTATACTATTTATAATAAAAAAGAAGCCGGCTTGCGCCGGCTTTAGGTGGAGAGAGAACATTATATTATAGTACTTCTTCGAAACATTCTATTGCAAGTTGGCGTTCTAGTCGAAAAGCTTCTTTTTCCCACGGATAGTCGGCATATGACATGCTGGTAGGATAAACCTTTTTCTTCCAGCGGATGTAGTTTCCATCAAGCGAAACCATTTCATTGCGTACATACTGCTTCAGATGAGTGAGCTCGTGAGTAAGAGTAGAGACTAGATCATATAGACGGAGAGACTTATCCACCTCTATCTCATACTCACGATCACCATACTGCATGCAGTATCCATATGCACCGTCCCGAGACATACAGTTTGTAAGCTTTACTGTAATCTCAATGGTACGGTACCTGGGCAGCATCTTCTTCAGATACCAACCAACAACTTTGTGTGCCAGCTCTTTTTGCTTGGCTGTTCCACCTTTTATCTCAACTGTGTTCATAGAAATCCTTGGTCAGGTTCAGGCCAATCATCGGGTTGAGGACTTTCTAGTTCTTTAATTATATCCTCAACCATATGTTTTGGCGCACCGGTTGAATTGCTGATATCCTCAATAGAGTCACCAGCATAAAACCGTTCTTGTACATCAAATATTAAATTAGACATTCTAGACATAAGGGATCTCCTTACCGACGGCGTAAGATATACGCGTCAACCTTTTCAGCACATTCAAGAGGAAGTGATTGAGCGACTAGGTGTTTGATGCTACGATCAGGAAGACGTCCATTGTACTTTTTAGTATAGTACTCTTTGGCACGTTCGAACCGATTTTCGCCACGACCTTGAAGTTTGACACGGAACTGATAGTCCATGTTTGACTGACGCAAAGACCTATTCATGTTCTTAACCATAGCACGAAGTTCTTCGAGCTGAAGCATATCGTCGGCACAACCGTAGTGGAATGTTCCGATATATGCGTCTGTACGTTTTTTGTCTATTTGAATTCCCATTTGATCTCTCTCCTTATCAATTTATGGTATCATTATACCACA